AGCAGCCGACTCACAATCGCTTGCTCGTTGGTTCAAACCCAACAGGGGCCACCAAATTTTAGCTTTAAAATCATATAATTAAGCCACTCGAAAGAGTGGATTTTTTGTTTTATGTTTTTTAAGTGGCGATGAAATGGCGGTAGATTTTTCCCGCCATATTCCTGAGCACATAAAAAAACCCGCACGCGGAGGGTATTTGGTGAAAATTTATCAGAGCCACAATGGCCGCTGACCACCGGAAGTTGGGTGTGGTGGTGCAGGGTCGATAGCTCCCGGAGTCACAATAAAGCGCTCTATCGTTTCCATCGTCATAAACGTACAACTACAGTTGATGTTTTGGCATTGGTGGTAGCGCTCTTTCGTATTTTCGGTTAGATAGCGACTTGTACGCGCATGTGCGGCATGATGGCACTTCGGACAATGAAACATAACCCACCCTATTAAATTCTCAAACAGTGAACCAATGATAACCATCAATTCACTTTTTGTGAATAAGTTTTATTCATCATCCGACTCGGAGCTGTACTCCACATCAGAGAGCTTAACCTCAAGCTCTAAGCCCGTCGTGTAGCCATTATTATTCAGATTGTGAGTTACCTTACTGATTAGCCATGACTGCTCGTCTATGACGCGCTTAAAGCCTGACACGCGCACCGGTGTCTCAGGGAATAAATCAGCCCGACCAAGCGCCAGCGTAATTGAAAACTCAGCAACGCCTCGCTGCAGCTTATCCCACTTAGCCTGAGCGGCTCGCATCGCTTGCGCTTTCGATGCGTAGACCGTCGTCAGCGCCAGCACGTTATCGGCCTCACCGGCCATATACTCACCCTCACGGGCTTCCTGCTCTTTTTTGGCCTTTGTCTTTTTGCTGACCGGCTTTGCTTTTGGGTGCTCCAGCGCGCGCAGGTGCTTCTCTTTTGGCTTGCGCTTCAATGTCACTTTTTGCTTTTGCGGCTTCGGGTCTTTGGTGTGCAACCATTTCGCGGTTACGCCGGTATATGCCCCACGGTCGGCAATGGCAAACTGATGACGGTCACCATCGCTGCGGGTCATCGTCATTTGTGGGACGGGCTTACCACTGGCCGTCACCGCGCTACCGGCTTTCAGAAACAACAATTTCCCCGCTTTCACTGAAACTGCCGCCCCGTTGCGGTCGGCCAGTCTGGTCAGGAATACCGCGTCGGATTCCTGCGACTGGTCGATATGCGGTACCGGGATTTTTTTCAGCGGCTCCGCGACACTGGCCGTCAGTTTGTTACGCTTTGCGATGGTGCTGACCAGTTCGCCGAGGGTGGTATCGTGCCAGGATTCCTCTCGCCGTGAATTGAGCGTTCCGCGAAAGTCTGCGCTACGCGCCCGGATGGTCAGGGTATCTGGCGCCCCTCTGTGCTCAATCTCATCGACCGTGAAATCGCCTTTATTCAGCAATGCCGAGCCCTCCCAGCCAAGCCACAGCGTCAGCACCGCCCCGCGCAGGGGTAACTCGACTTTGCTGTCAGTATCGTCTAGCTCGATATCGAGCTGGTCGGCCTCAAATCCCCGATTGTCTGTCATGGTGAGAGATATCAGTCGGTCGCTAAAATTGCTGGTAATGTCCTGACTGTTCAGCGTCAGCATAAATGCCGGTGCGAGACTGGTACCGGCATCAATGGTCATGCCCGTCATCATACGGCCAGCCCTCCGAGTGTTCCCTGCAGCTTATCGGCCAGATTACCGGCAGAGCCGAGAAGCTCACCAGCCTGTTTATTCAGGTCGCCAAACATTGCCGTCAGTGACTCATCGACCCGCTTCAGTGAAAGCGTGAAATCAATCTTTCTGGCCGCACCATCGCTGAAAAACTCGGTATGTGTGGTTGATACCTTGTCGACAATATACATTCCGAGGATATTGCCGGTTCCCTCAATCAGCGGCCACGCTCTGCCCTCGTCGGCCATCAACTCGACGGCCTGCAGAGAAATACGACCGCCGGTAATGGCGGGGTAAAGCGTGCCGGCAAGTTGGATCGAGGTTTCACCCTCACCGAGAAACTGATACGCAGGCGGTTTGCCTACCCGGTCGTTAGACGCCCAACGATAATCCTTCGAGTGCTGCATCGACTGATAAGGCAGGGTGCGGCGTTCAAATACAAACATGCCGAGAGCAAGCATCATCGTTTAATTCTCCCTTAATCGTGCATCATGCTGGCGCGGGCTTTGGCTCGCTTGTCGCGCTCATATTTTTCTAACGCATCCTGTAACTGATTCCCTAACTGACCGCTTGGGGTGCCACCACCCGGCAGGTTGATTTGATAGGTTGGGCTGCTCTGGTCAATGTAGGTACGACCGGCGGTAGCTGTTACAGGCTGATAAGACTGATATCCACCAAGCGAGCTGGTTGTCGGAATATACCCGCCACCCTGACCAACCGGCGGCGTTTTTGCTGTTTCCGAATCAATGCTGCTCGATTCCTTTTTTACGAGACCGAGCTTTTCGAGAATTACATCAAGACCACCGCGCAGCTTATTGAAAATATTCAGAGGCAACATCAGCGCATCGGCCAACGCCCGGCCAAAAACAACGCCGACATTTTTGCAGCTATCAAGTGTCTCCTGCGTTGCCTTGACAGGTGCAATCAGGTCTTTAAACCATTGCCAGACGCCGCGCAGTTTCTCACCGAGACCGTCAAAAATGGGTGCCAGTGGTGCGAACATTTCCCCGACCGGCGCAAAGGCACTCATGATGCCCTCTATCACTCCTGAGAAAAATGCACTGATGGGCTCCCAATATTTACGGATAAGTAGCGCCCCGGCCACAATCGCCGCGCCGACGGCCACAATCGGCCAGGTGATTGCACCGAGCGCGGTCACAATGGCACTACCGGCAACAGTCAAGGCGGTACCCATCACGCCAGCGGCGGCAATGATGGCGTTAATCCCCATGACAACCGGCCACGCAACGAGACCAATGCCGCCGATAATACCAATTAGCGCCAGCGCGCCACCGGCAATTACGCCGATAGTTTCTGCTAATTCCTTGTTATCTTTGATCCAATTGTCGAGTTTTAACACATACCGCGTGGCGGTTTGGGTCAGCTTGCGCAATGAGCTATCTTGCTGGTCAAAAAGGTCGGTGCCGACCGCCTCATACGCTGACTGGAACTCCTTAAAGTCTCCGCCGAGGTTATCCTGCATAACCTTGACCAGTTCCTCGGTTTTACCGTCTGAGGCTTTTATCGTAGCGGTTAGTTTATCTAGCTTTCCGCTTGCCGCTGCCGCCATCAGCACACTTGCTGATTTCATAGCCTCCTCGCCGAATATGGTTTTCACGTATTCAGCTTTTTGACCAGTGCCGAGCTTGTTGCGCTTAAAACTGGCCTGCATTTCTTTCAGGATGGTAAATAATGGGCGCGTATTGCCTTTTCTGTCCGAGGTTTTAACACCCAACTCTTTGAGGGCATCATATGCTTTGCCTGTTGGTGCTTGCAGTCTTGTTATAACAGCCGCGCCGCCCGTCCCAGCCATTGACCCCCTGATGTTATTATCGTGAAGTGTGCCGGTAATTGCCGCCGCTTGTTCAAGGCTTATCCCTGCATTTTTCGCAACAGGGGCAAGGTAACTTAATGAGTCACTTAGCCCCTGAAAATCAGCGGTGGTTTTGTTCATCGTTGTTGAAAGAACATCACCGATATGTGCAGCCACGTCATTAGAAAGCTGAAAGGCGGCTTTTGTCCCCATCAATAGTTGCGCGTTTTCCTCCATTGTTTTTCTGTTCGCGAGTGACAGGTTGAGAGTCACAGGCGTCATAGCCGCTATAGCTTCGGCATCACCACCACCTTTTGCGATAATAATCTGCGCGCTGGCGGCATCATCGGCAGAGGCGGCAGTGTTGTCGCCGAGCTGGCGCGCCTGTTTGCGTAGCGCCTGCATTTCTGGCGACTGTTTGTCGACCCCGAGTACGGCCTGCAGCTCGGAATTTTTCTGCGCAAAGTCATAACCGGGCATCAGCAATTTAACCCCGGCCATCGTTCCCGCCGTGGCAACACCTACCCCGGCAGCACCTGCTGCGGCCATGTTACCGGCAAGCTCCTTACC